AAGCCTGTAGGAATTGATGTTCCGCTGACAGGCATAACATTAGAAAGTAAATTTTATGACGCCGCAACAATAGCAGAACGCATAGGTATTATGTCAAAGAGCAATAAACCGCATGCACAGGCTGTATCTGCAATAATATCTGAGTTGAATATTGACGAATCAGAAAGACAATTGGTTCCGTTTATGATTAACGGGCATTCAGGAACAACCTATCAGTATTCGGACAGGGTTGTTGATAAAGTAAATCAGTGGATTAGGGAGAGGAATTAAAAAATCTAATTAAGTCGGCAGTTAGGGAAGCAATTGAGGAATCCGGTCTGACAATAGAAAAGCCAGAAGGATTTCCGGAAGTTATGAATTTGCAGCAGGCGGCAGAATTTCTCAACTTTAAGCCGTCATATGTTAGGAATCGTAAGGATGATATGGGATTGCCGTACAAGCGTGCAGGCAGAAAATTGGTATTTACAAAAAATGAGTTACTTGAATGGGCACAGCAACGGCAAGAAGCAAAGGAATCAAAAGTCAGAATTTCGCCGGTGAAAGCCAGAGGAAGTATAACTAAAATTGTATAGAAGGATCATGTCAATGATAGTTGTGTGGAGGTAAAAGATGATGGTTTTAGCAATGTAAAAGGCGATTACGGCAGATTTAGCGACAGGTAGTATCATATCCTGAAATGGCTTGAGCAGAAATTTCATATTGAGGCTCTGAAGGTAACTCTTGTAGATAGGCTCATAAAGCTTAGGTAAATCCAAAATTGGTTTTACCGATTTATCAGGAACTGACTTAAATCAAAAGCAGCATAAAGCTACATAAATTTTTAGACAAGTTCACTGATGATAATCAATTTGTAGGACTCAAATTAACATGTGGAATACTTGTCATGATAATGGGGGAGGTGTTGCTTTGAATAGCAGGCATATAAAAATACAGCCTCCAGAAGAAGCTGTATTCGTACCTACATAGTTAATTACAGCCTGACACCGACCAAAGTAGAAGACTGTAAACGGATAGGTTGTACTTTAATAACAGTATATCCTATTCGTAACGAAATATCAATAAGAAATTTAAACGATAGGAGAAAAAGTATGAGTTGTAAGGTTATTAATAAAAAAGTTAATTTATTCTCTTGCAATAAGGAAGATATAGAAAATGAATGGATGGACGTTCAAGCTGACGATAATATAGACACATCAATAATAGCATTTTATAATCCACAAACAGATAAATTAATAATTGTGGAGGATGCAAGGCACTTTGAAATGTTGAAACTTGTTGCAGAAGGATATTTGTCGCTCAGTAACGAGCAAAGGGACAAATTCCATAATAACCACATTCCTAAAAGCATAGAAGGTTTTATGAATGTGTTGAAAGAGGCTATTAATATAAGAGAAAAGCGTCGCAAGAAAGAAGAAATACAAGGAAAAGTAAAGTCGTTAAGGAAGATATTAGATCATCAGTATTACGCATGGGATGTTATTAGCGAAGTTTCCGAAATGTTTAATAGCCGTAAGCCCGAAAATGAAATTCTTACATTAATGGATATTTACAATTACGGAGTTATCCAAGGTAAGAGAGCCGAGAGGGCTAAAAAGAAAAAGTCTCAAATTGGGTTGACGGCATGAAAGAACAATTATACTTGCGGGCCTTTGTAAACACGAATCAAAAGGCTGTTGAGAAAGGGGCTTATACCCACGACGATATCAAAAAACTCGTATTCTACGGCGGACACAAATATGAATGCAAAGATTACTGTTACACAATGGAGTATATGGATACACTTGAAAGGGACAAGCAAATAAAGGAACAGAATATTGACAATGGAAGCGTAATAGGTTTTCTATGGGAATATCACAACTGGGAGATTAGGAGATTTGCGGTTACTTTAATCACAAGTTTGAGCCGACTGCAGAGGCTTCAGGGGCAGCTTACGGTTACGGATAAACTATTTGATATGCTCAGTATCGAGCCGCTTACCATTTACGAAAGTAACGGAAAACAGTTTTTATTAAACACGAATGGCAAGACTGTAGCAGTTTACAAGCCGCTGCCAAGGTACTTAAAGCAGTTGAAATAATACGTAAGGATGGCCTTACCATAAATAAAAATTTGAAGGAGTGTGTAAAAATGAAAAAAGAATTAATCAAAGATATTAATGAAAATTTGGAATTTGCATCGGAAGAGGTGCTCGAAACGGTAAATGACGTTCTTGCAAGAACAAGGCATAGTCATCCTTTTCTTTTCGAAGAGCCTGAGAAAAATGAAACTTCGATAGGAAGCAAGGAGGTTGACGAAGAAGAGTCAATTGAACGAGGACTGTTGTTTACAAGGATTGTAGATTTTATAAATAATTGCAATGACATAAGTATAACTGATGCAGAAACCGGAGAACTTAAGGCACTTGGGGTTAACATGTCTGGCGTAGAAATCATACATCCCTTACTTGCTCATTATATAGAAGTGTGGATTGACCCTGAAACGGTTTTTAAGTTTCACGCACAAGACCCGATATTGATAGCCCTTAAAGATTTGTTTGAAGAAATATCTCGTGAGGATTAAAGGAATAACTTTTAGAGGGGCATTCCCCCTCTCTTAGGGGGTGAAATATTGGAAAAATCTTTAAATCCCGCTGAAAGTGATAAAGTTAACGTTCAACTTGAAAATGGTTATACCAAAATAGCTAATGAGCTGCTTGAAGTAATATATCGTACTGGTTTTAATGCTACCCAACTGAAAATAATTTTGTGCCTTATTCGATACACTTATGGATTTGGCCGCAAGGAGCATGAAATATCTATTTCATTTTTATCAAAAGCGACAGGGATAAGTAGAAGATATATTTCCTCAGAATTAAATAAATTAATTGATGCAAAAGTAATAATTACTGTAGAAAATTATTCTGTTACTTCAAGCAGGAAATTATCATTAAATAAAGATTACTCTCAGTGGGTAGGGTATAGAACAATTCGGAAGGTGAATAATACTTCAACAGGTGAAGAACAATTCAACACAACAGGTGAAGAACTATTCAACACAACAGGTGAAGAACTGTTCACCCAAGAAATAAATAATAAAGAAAATATTAAAGATAATATACAATCGGATAATCAATTGAGTTTTATGTCAGATGGGAAAATAGATACTATTGTAATGACTTCTGAAGAATCAGAGTTTATAAAAGTACTTGAAACAATATCGAATTATAAGTCGGATAGAAAAAAAGACCTGGATTTTTATAAGACATTACAAGAAAGATATCCATCATTGGATTTGGTACAAGCTATAAAAGCATGGAAAATATATAAACTGGATAAGCCGTTGACGGATAAAAGCAATCCAAGAAGCCAAATTAATACATCATTTAAAAAGTACGTAGAGTGGGGGAAATATATAAAGACTTCAAAAAAGCCGGATAAAATTAAAGAACCTCAGGAAGGTCCGGCGGGAGTATTGCCTTACGAAAGTCCGTTAGGTAAGAGGAATGTATATGACTGGTGATGTAGCAGAATTAAAACAAGAACTTGGCAATAGGGCAAAGCAGATTATATCTGATGGGTTGGGATTTAAAGAAATTAGCGGCAAAGTATTATGTCCGCTTCATGCAGATAAGAACCCTTCCATGACATGGTTTGATAAAGGCTTGATGTGGCGATGTCATGCTTGCCAAGGAACAATAGACATATACAGCTATTACACTGACTTTAAACATTTATCATTCCAAGAAG